ATCCTCTAGCGGAGATACAACTCTCCCAGTCTGCTTATGTTGAGCAGATTGCCTCCCTTAGAAGGGAGGACTCCACCGGAGCTTGGTGTAGACGGCTCTCGGACGTCCAGCACGTTCAAGATGCCCCTCGCTGAGCGGCTCGATGCCTCTCTTTAAGAGGTACTTGAGTAGCGCGCCATGACCAACCAGCTCATCAACTGGAGGTCTTCCGACAACTACATAACCCTTAACCAATGGGCGATGTAGATGCGGACACATTCTTTGGACTTCATAGTCCAAGAATGTGTGGCGACCTAACACGGGTGAAGATTCGTGCACAGTCGGGAAGAACTTAATCCTCCCTTCTATGAACGAATCAAGCCATCTTACGGTAGTCCAGAGACCAGCTTTGTAAAACTGGTTTCGAAGACTAACGATAGAGATGGTTTCCGCGACGTGCTTTCTGTCATTCGGAAAGAGGTTGCGCACCTTGACGACGGAAACGTCGTCAGAGGCGTAATACTCTTTACCACAAGACTCTCTGAACTTTCCAGTCCAGAAAGACTTGTTCCGATTTACAACGAATCCAAAGGATTCGAGTACGGAGATGACAGAATCCACACAATCTACGGGAACGATAATATCGTCCCCGTAGACGCGCACCCTACCGGCATACTCTTTAATGAGCTGCCGGGTCACAGGTGTGTTGAGCGCATGTGAGATCCCCATGAAGCAGAGTGTTAGAAACACACTCGCTTCTACGGGAAAACACATGGCTGAACCCATAGACGCGAACTTGGCCAAACGGATAACACCGTGGCCAGGCACATCAGCCTTCCGGCTCCTTGTGGCGTCCACTGCCATCCGAAGATGGAAATGGTTACCAAAAAGGAGACGTACATGCTGATTGGAAACACGATCGGAGGCTTCACTCAAATCGAGCGTTGCCAGGGACCCATCACGGGACCCTTCTCGCGCCATCTGCTGGTTAGGCAGTTGGTCATCGATACCGATCATCCGAGAAAGGATAGGATCCTTCCTCAGACATCTCAAAAAACCGTCAAGGAGTCCCTGCTGTGCGTATTGCATAGCAGTCGGCTCAATGGCGATGATTCGAGGTGTTTCCAGCGTTTTAGGTACGGAGATAACCCTTACGGGTTGCTCCGCATCGGGTTCGAGGATGTCGACCGAATCCAGCTCCCGCCAAAAGCGGGAGTTAGGAACGAGGTAATCCCCACTTGGGAAAACCTCCTCGAGTCGGCGGGTCCAGCTGGAGCGGTAATACTTCTCGTTAGAGGAGTATCGTTCCGCAACAGCACCAGGACCATGTTTAGGGAATATGTTCCCGTCCCGGATCTCACGATCCAGGTTAGAGAACATAACTCCGAACAATGTCCCGGAAACCAACTTAAATTCCTCTTTAAAAGAGGAATCGAGTTGTATCCAGGACCGCCTGACATCCTGCTCACATTGGACAAAAGCGGCAAATGCCTTGCGCTCCCTCTCAGGAGTACATGGCAGAAGCATCTTACCAAAAGCCAAAGTTAATTGGCGGATGGCATAGATAGCTTCTATGTCGGGATTGTCCAACAACACACTAGTGTTGCGGTGAAACACGCGATCAAGGAAACCCCAAAGAAATTTGGGGAGACCACCCTTCCAGGAAAAACCCTGGAAGAGGTTGTGATCTACATACCCAAGGTCAAGACCTTTTTGGAGGTCTTTTCCAAAGGTAGGTAAGGTTATCGTTAGAAACGATATACCCTCGTGTAAACACCGACCTTGGATATATTTGATATCCATGGTGGCGCTAGTGTTACACCTGATGGCCAATTCCTTGGCCATCATTGTCCAGAGCAACATTAGGCTTTTCATAGCCCCTCCGATCTAATCGATTGGGGGTTAGCTATCCTTAGCCAAATGTGGCCACACTGAGGGAGGTGATTATGGAGCGTCCTCGCCGCTGGAAGAAACGAGGGGGGCCAACGTGGCCCCCCCCGAATCTACAGGGGCAGGGAATTTGCTCTACATCACCTCTTTTCGTTATTAGCTTTCTTCGTACCTTGATGTGCGAGTATTAAACGCACAGCAAGACTAATGGTAGCGACGACTAGATCCTCGACAGTACGTCGAGTATCTAGAACGCCGAATACCAAACGAAACAAAGCTAACTCTCACCGCCAAGAAGTTTGACGATGAGAGCATCCGAAGAAGCTGTAAACAGGGCTTTAAAGCCACTGTAAACAGCTTGGACGTCGGCATTCGTGTAGCCCACGTTCGGAATATCGAAGACCATGTAATTAGACATGGAAACTTCTCTATTCTGAGCAGGGATAAACGGATCCGCGGCCACCTTCGAATGATCGACCCTCAGGACTCTCCTAGTCCTACGCCCGTAGGTGTGGGACGCGGAGAGGTCGACCAGTCCATCACTACTTGAGTACTTCGACTCATTATCTCCCGAGGAAACTCGGGGGAGTGAGATCGGAGTACCTGAGATAGTAATGGACTGCGGGTCTGTGAACGCCATCTGGCATTGCTCCTTTCATGGCCGGTAAAACCGGCTATATTGGTGTATTAGGCAGTGGCAAACACTACCCTACTACGTTCGGGAAATACCGAGCGCAGCGAGTATGGAAGCCTGAAATGGTGAAAGACCATTCCAGGTTATTCCAAACCCGAAGGGGTTTGCTTTCGTCCGTGACTTGGTCTCTGTGACCAAGGTAGCGGACGGAACCTTAAGAGGATAACCACGATATGTGGCACCCTCCAAGGAGTACGTTACCTTATTGATGGTATGTTCCATCAGGTAACCATACTGCATAACCAGGCCCTGGCTTATAACATCGGAGGCGTACGCAAGTACGTCCCCGGTGTTGGTAAACCAGTCGACGGCCCAGCTCCACGGGGTAAGGTTCCACAGGACGTCTGGCGAAAGTGACAGATTAAACAATTTATCTGCCACAGCCGCCTGTCCAACGTTGGCCTCTACATGGTTTCCATTAAGAGGCACACCGTAGACAAAGGCGCCCTTGAACCAACGATCAATTTTGGTCGTTGTGGTCTTAGACCACTTACCGTTCGTGGAAGAC